TTAGCGAACCCCGTTATGTTCCAATGAGTAGTGGTTTCCGTCATTAAAACGACCACCCCAGCTCCCGCCAATTGATTCCCAATATTCGCCAAGTGGCTTGTGATCGCTGGAAGCAGTTAACCACTTACCGTCTTTAAATAAGTTAAAATCAACAGCTAGGCGCTCTGTATGCAAGCTTTTACTAATGCCTTTGCCCGCCTTTTCATTTAATGCTGCCTGCTCTTTCGTACGGTATGCTTCACCAAAAGTTAGCTGGTAGCCATTCGCCTGAGCAAAGATAATTAACTTAGCCACCATCCCAGTAAATCTATTTTGTTTATCTACCATGGACATTAGGATCACCCCACTTTTTTAATTAACTGCATGACATTGCCGCGCTTAGCAAATAGCGCAGCACAAAGAAATAAATTAGGAATTAAGTTTTGAATGCCTGCTTGATAGCTAGGATCAAGATAGGAGTACACTGGTACCGATATTGAGTACCCTAGAAATGCATAAGCCAGCCAACCACCAAGCTTGCTATAGCCTTTACCGTCTCTCACAAAATAAAGTCCACGCAAGAACATAACTAAACAAACAAAAGCATTAGTGATAAGCATTAATTTATCGTACGTCATGGCCGTTACCTCCTTTCGGAATATCAGCTTTCTTGTACAGTTTGATACTTAGTTTCACAGAGAGAAGCGAGGCGACGAATGCCCCAAGTGCATCAAGACTATCAATGTTATACGCATCAGGCTTAACACCAATTAACCCAGTCATTGAAACGAAGATTGTAGCGAAAGGACTAAAGAATAATAAGCCTGCGCCAAGGCTGAGGATTGCGAACACTGAACGTATAGCGAAAGAGAATTCTGTAGCTGCTGTAGTAAAGTAAATAGCGCCAAGAATAGCCCCCATAACAACCTCAGGGGGCAATCCTGAAAAGTAACCTAGAAAGGATGCAAGGCTTAGACCTGTAACCGTTGTGGCATTTTCATTCATGTGTAGCACCATGGTTGAGAAATAACCATGATACTACAGCATAAAAAGATAAACAAAAATCCATACACAGACCATTGATCATCTAGAACTATTGTTAACAATCTCTTTCTGCTTCTCAATTTCGGAACAGCTCCAACAATCTATCGAGATGAGCTTTAGTTAATTCCAACTTTATGCCACTTTCCAAAAGGCTTGCCCCATTCAGCTCCTCTTACCCATTTATATACCCAGCCTGTATCATCTGTTTTTATAGCTTCTTGTATTGTCCTTGTGTAAAGACCGATACCACCCGTGCTATGCTGGTTAATAAAATAAGCACCACCATCTTCTGGATAGCCATTTGCAATTGAGTTATTAACTGCGGATGGACTGTGAAATGAGATATTCCCTCTCACTCTTAAAGCGTCAAGATGACCACCATTCAACTCCGAAGACTTGGACTCGATGTAAGACGATGTTTTGAATGCCCTAAATGTTGAGTGAATTTTATCAAGCACTTTAACATCCGTGCCGAGATTCTTATTTTCGCCGTCAGACTCATCATCAATAAAAATCCCCTCGGTATGTATCTGTACTTTTGAGGAACTCGCCCAAGTGATACCATATTTGGTTTTCTTATCACCAGCAGACCTGTTTATCTCTTGCAGCAATGGCCTTGACCTAGAGTTGCCCTTCCAAATAATTTTACTTCTATCCACCGCGTGAGCAAGTGAAGATATATTCGGCAAACCAGAGTCAAAATCGTATATTGCATTAACGCCCGTGCCGTCAAAAATAATGGTTGAATTCCCTACCGCCTGAAATAGCACATTTACGTTGTCCCACGTAATGTTTTCAGGGGCATATTTATTGTAGACATTAAAGAAATCACATTGATTGAGTGCGATAACAGAGCCATCAGTAGCACGAACTAAACGAGTCGCATGTATTTTTTCCCCACCGACATTACTCAACGTCATTCGTGAGTTTTTGAATCGCATCATTCCCGCGCAAGGGCTTCCGTCAGAGCCTATCTTGTCTGTGCCGCCGCCGATCATCTCAGAATACATAATATTCCTGATATCCCAAGCGTAGTTGTCTCCTTTTGCAGAGTGCGCCCAGCAAGCGTTAAATACATTAGATGTGCCATTGGCAATCCACGGCGTACCCTCATACCCCATCACCCAAGGGGCGGCGCAGAATGATTCAACCCGATTCCATGACAGCATCCAATAATCAACAGTGAAAATGCCTGTACATTGTCCTTCAACGTGAATATTACTGTATGCATTTTGACAAATTAGCGGTGCATACCAGCCAAAAACTTGTGTTATGTCTTCAACGTTACCTTCTCGAACAAGTGTGAAGCCTGATAAACGAGTAAAGTGATTATACCAATATTGCTCACTTGCCCTTGCAATCAACACAGCATCAACATCATAATCCATCGGCTTTCCGTTGATGTTTATAATTCCCAATCCTGATTTGCTGTCGGTATATTTAACAATGCGAGTTACTAGCTCACCAGCTCCCTCAATCACTTTCCCTGAATCGTAATAAAGAGGTTTTGATGTTCTGTATGTTTTTGCGGCAAGTTTGCATGGTAGTGGACTTGATAGTGCTTTTTGTAAAGGTGCATAAGCGTCACCATCTGTATCACCGAACATTTCAGGAGTTACATAGTTAATCGCGTCTTTTAATGTCCCATGATCGAGTCCGATTAATGAACCGTCACCGCCTGCCAATTGATTCAATACATCAACAGCACTACCACTAGCAGGCGCTACAACAATCGGTTTACCATCTTTATCAAACGTAAGCACATTACCAGCGCGATCGCTAGCCTTTGGTAATACCGCAATATCCATATCATCAACGCGAAGTAAGCGTTTTTCACGCTTTAATATCGTGCTGTTAACACCACTGATTTCATCTTTCAATGTACCTAAATCAACTGCATCACTATCACGTTTAGGTTTGCCAAGGTTAGCAATGCGGTAGCCTTTAGCGTCGAACCAGTTAGCTAGAATATTTGGACGCTTTAGGTATAGCGATCCAAGGCTTCCCCAGATGCGTTGTAAAATCATGGTTAGGTAGTCAAATGCATCCTCATGCGTTTCAGCAAAGAACTTACTTTGATTTCGGAATGAGGTTTCTTGTGTAATTGGAATGTCACGAGCAATGCTAATTTTGTGCCCGTTGGCAAGTGGCCTAGTTAATATCACCTTTCCACCAGCCGACTTATTCGCGCCTGTTACGGTGTAGTCAGTGCCTAAACGCAAGGTTACAACATTATCCCCGTCAGCATCTGAAGTGATAACGCTCAATTGGTTTGCTTTAAAAATCCTGAACTTATAATCAAAATCGGTTGTTACACCGTTTCCTGTATATTCATTACTGCTGATTTCAGTTGAAACAGTCATGGCTATTCTCCACTCGGTTACGTTGGTGTATGATAGCCATTAAAATTCATTAACGGAATATTGTTTATTTTTAAATATAAAAAGATAAACATTGATGATGATTTTTCAGTTACTGTATAAGCTCCTTAAATCACATAGGTAGTTAATATGAAAGATGTAATTAATTTCCCAGCACCCGATAACTATGCAGAAAAAGTTAATACCGAAACTGGAATAAAGGAGTTGATGAGTAAATCGAATGTAGAAGAACTACTAAGAAAACTGGATAGTGAAGGATGTGACGTGAGCGCGGCGCTCATTGAAATTACAGCAATGATGAATTATATAAATCTGAGCTTGAAGGTTAAAGAGAACATCAAGACGCATATTGAATATATTGCTAATGAGTTAAACAAGTAATCATTTAAGATAAATTAAAGCACCTATGCGGAGGTGCTTTTCTTTTAATGGGAGATATTTCTCTCATAAAGTTAACATAAAGTTTAGCTATCTGATAAATATGTGTATACTTAACTTACTTAACCCGACAGGTTAATTACTTTGCGCCGCCTAGATAACACTTTTACGCTACAGTCATAATAGTGTTAAGGAGGTAATTATGAGTATCCTTAGCTATATTTTTAATAATACAAAAAAGGCTTCTTTACTTGGTGATGATATGAGAAAAAAAACAAGCAACTCATTGATTGGAAGAGCAGCTGTAAGAAATAGTCTTCGCCGAGGCTCTAAAACTGATAATAATCAGAAAATGAATGCTTATATTAGAGTAGGCAGACAAGGTTCTGTGCATATCCCGTCAAGCGAGATAGCAGAACTGCCAGAAGTTAAAGAAATGCAACGCATGGCTATGCGCATTGTCACAGGGAAATAATAAACAAGGATAGATTTTGTTAGCCCTTCTGCTTATTCCAATTTTGGTTAGCGGTTATATTTTAGTAATCGCTAACCCTTATCACTACTACCGATTACATACTCATGATGGACAACTTTTATATCTAAAGGTTGCGTCCCTCGGTACATTAAGCTTGATTGCATCTGTCGCAATCGCAGTGCTAATTAAGTTTACAATACCTCAGTTTCATTTGGTTGATTTGCTAGTTAAAAACTTTTCAATAACAGGCGAACCAAAAAATGACCGTGTGTATGCCTGGCTGATACTACTTTCCTTTTCTTCAATATTAATTTCTCTATGTTACGTTTTAATCGTATGGGTTAAAAATTTAATCCGTGGATGTGAATACCAAAGAAAACATAAAAATGTTTATGGGAAAGTCAGACAAGCGAAAAACGCGAGGGTTTTGAAAAAAACCATACCAACTGGAACTATGGACTCAATGCTATTAGAAGCTTTAGAGTCAAATCCAAAGCGTTCAATATTGATCAATCTATCATCTAGAAAGGTTTATGTTGGCATTATTAACGGACTATCAGACCCTAATGAAAAAGAAGGTCCGAATAAATACATTTCGTTCTTCCCTCTTATGTCCGGATATCGAGACAAGGATACTCTTCTAGTTGATTTTACTAACGTATACCCAACAGAAAGGGGTGTTAAACTTGCTCCAACAGTCAAAGGAACAAAAACCATATCAACCACGGATCTGGATATAATCGTTTCTTCTGATGAGATATCCCATATTTCTTGGTTTGATTTTGAAATATTTAATAGTACAAATAACTCAGTAAAATCAAAGGGTGAGAAAAATAACAATAGCAAAAAGGTAAACAAAAAGTTTATTTGACTTTCAATTAGATAAACAATTTGGTAATTTACATCTTCTGAATTTTGCGCCATAGTGAATATACACCAGCAAAATCTGGTGTCGGGATTGACCTCCTGCAAAATTCTAATAGGCGCACATACCGCGCAAGCGGTTTTTTTATGTGTAAAGCACTGCTACACCTTCTCAATGGTGGGCTGTGCGGGGGCATCGAAAGATGCGCCAGCGTCCTATTAGGCTGGTAAGGTCAACCTCGTACAGTTCACCACCCAACGATTGACCTCGTAAGTGGTGATATTCCAAACTAATAGGAGTATCCATTATGGCTAGTCTCAATATTTCTGTATCACGCTTACCATCTATCATTCATAACAATATGCCTGTAATTACTACGGAACTATTGGCTGATGTATATGAAACAGAAATTCAAAACATCAAAACCAACCATTCCAGAAACCGTGATAGATTTATTGAAGGCAAGCACTTCTTTAAGTTAACTGGTTCAATTTTAAAAGATTTCAAGAACCAAGTTACTCAAAGTAACCTGCTTGACTCGCGCAAACAGCCCCACAATCAGTGGGTAAGTAAAATGGCTAGTCATTTGATATTATGGACTGAACGCGGTGCAGCTCGTCACGCCAAGATGTTAGATACCGATCGCGCTTGGGATGTTTTTGAAATTCTGGAAGATAACTATTTCACCAAATACAGAGATACAAAGCAATTAACTAAAGGCGTCCCTCACAACGCTAGCACCGCAGAACTGATCGCACTGGTGGATGAGTTACAGAAAGTTATCCATGAAGGTGAGTTTATTCCTGCAGGTCATGCCCTACCAGAATACAGCTTCCCTAAAACCCGCAAGCCTCGTTCACGCATTCTTGAGGACTTCATCAACAACCCTAAAGAAGATGTACTCCACCAGCTTGTAGCATGGCTTAAGAAAGATGGTCATAACATGGAAGATGCCGAACGTGTATTAATGCACATTCGTGATTGCATGATGAACATGGCTAAGGCTATCAATACCATTCAAACCCACGCGCAGTATATTGACTCAACGGTTAGTAAGTTGCTGTAAGTATAACGAAGCCCCTGAATGGGGCTTTTTTGATTGAACAATTTCACTTTAGGTATTAACCTACTGGGTTAATGAAAATTGATAAGATAAAGTGATATTATGGAACTGTTTATTGTTATTGGCGTAGTCGTTGTTATCATTTACTTAATTAATCAAAATAAGACTAAAGTATCTGATAGGACCGTTGTAACCCATACAAAGAAAATACAAACTGATGATGGTGAAATTAATATCCATAGAACTCAGGTTGTAGAACAAACTGCTACTCAATTTAGTAGTAAACCTGATGTCAATACCTTCCATAATCAGGCAGTACAATCCGCTGAATCAGTTAAAGCAATCCAGAATACCCAGCCTAAACAATCTTACTCTATACCTGAAAAACAGCCTGTTGTTATCGATCGACAACCAGCTAAACAAATAGCTGCTCAGCCTCAGAAATCTCAAACTCCTGTACCCAATGATAGCAACCAAGCCATTGGTAAAAAACAGTGCACTAGATGCCGAATGAATCTGCCTTATGATAAGTTCAGAAAATCATCAAAAAATCCTGATGGACACACTATTTGGTGTGCTAGTTGCCTTGATGGCCCTAAGAACACCAAGCATATGAAATGGTGCCCTGTATGCAATGTTAGAAGAAAACGAACAAGCTTTTATCCAAATAACCAAAATGCTGATAAATTAATGGCGTGGTGTAAAACTTGCTGGGATAAACATAAAGCCAAAAGATAGGCCGCTTCTGCGGCCTTTTTATATCACTTTAATAACCTTCATCATTGGATATATCATTCCACGAATCTTTATGACTCTTACCGTATTTTTTATAACAAATATTGTCTAACTCTCTTTTGATGTTGCTAACTTTGTCATGGTTAATTCCCCAAAATACCACTCCACCACCAATAATAATACCAGCTAAAATCGGGCTGTTATCAGAATCAAACATATAATTCGCAAAAATTAAAAGAAAGCCAGCTATTGATATATATATTCCAATCCTGCAATGCATGATTGCACTTTCTTTTTCGGACTCAATTTTTCTAATTGATTTGTTCATGCTACGCTCTTTACTTAAGTTGTTCTTCAACCTGATTCAACAACGGTGATAAATAGAAAAGGTTCTGAAATGGTAACAGCTTTCTTACCGATCTGACTTCTCTATCGTCAAACTCACCATTCATAACACCTGCAGTAATATTTTGGATATCACCACCAAGGTCAAATGTGGGCCCTAATAATGCCCCGATACCGTTACGACTTTGATAACGTGATGCTGGTGGGCCACCAAACATAGCGCTCATACCGTACGAACCACCGCTGAGGTTTTCTAATAGATTATTAGGCTCACCTAGCCAGCCCATCATTCCAGACCAGTCTAAACCCTCTTTCACAAGATTAGCAGGCTCAGCGTTAATTTCACGCCCTGCAAGCATTGATTTTAATACATAGACCAATGAACCCAATGAGATTTGCAATAATGCGCCATAATAGAATGAAGCATCACCAGACTGAATACCAGACACTAGCGACCTATTATGAGTAGCAAAAAAGAAAGTTTTAAACTGCATCACAATCTTACCTAATTCGCTACTCATCATTAATGGCGCGTCACCGATACCAGGAGTGATTACAGTCGTTCTAACATCTTTCAACACTGCTGCTTGGAATGTCTCACGAACTACACGATCATCCCAAAGGTGACTATGACCAGTTAACATACCGTCTAAATCTTCACCGTGCTTTGAGTATTGCTGAGCTATGCGCTCTAACATGCTTTTATCTATACCAATGTGAGCAAGTTTGCGAATTTCTTTTTTACTTAGTTCTTTGCCAGATGCTATTTCTTGTGCGGCTCTAAGTATTTTTGATTGAGTTATTACACCAGATGCCATTTTTAAAGTGTCAGTCCATTGATTCATCAGTGTGAAGTTACCAAACTTTTGTGATGACCATTCCAAACCACGTTCAAGAAAAGTACGGCGAGCATAGGGGTCGTTAAGGTCAGCAATAACTTTAGAACGGCTAGACAATGCATATTCAAGGCCTATACCCATTTCACGCAAATCAGCTTTGGCAATCTTCATTGCGCTTATGTCGGTTAACATCTTACCTAATGGTTTTAACGCGCTACGCAAACCATGCTGCATAATCAGTCTGGCCATATCTGGCAATGATGAAATTGTCATGCCACCAAGTAAGCGCAAAAAATTAACATGACGAGCAACGCGACCGGCCCTAACAAAGAAACTAGATGGATCTTTAGGTGCGCCGTACGTACCTAATAACCTATCGTGCATCGCGCGAATATCCCGCAAATCAGCTTCACGCCGTTTTTCTAATTTAGCTCTTTCTTTCGGTGTTGCTGCATCAGCGATAAGTTTATTGTAGTCCTCAGTAATCGCTTTTATTTGTCCATCCATGTCAACTCTTCCAAACTTAGCCGTCAATTCAATTTCTGGTGCAACTTGGCGAATATAGTTTTCCATTACGTAGTTAACATCTGATTCTAAAAAGTCTTTAATACGTTCATCTGGAATATTTAACGTACGTGATTTCGTAAAGCCTGCTCGCTTTGTTAAGCCATCAGGGATTAACTCACTAGGCACTATCCCAGAAGGAGCACCGATAATTTTATTTACTATGTCATCTGCGGCAGCTTCAATTTCTTCTCGTTCTAGCTTATCCATTCTGCTCAATGCTGCTTGCCTACGCCTGTCAAAGCGAGTTAGAGAATTAGCTGTACGTTTCAGCTTTGAAAGCTCATTTCTAAAAATTCGTGGATTATCAAGAATATCAAGGCTACGTTGTAATGATTGCAATTTATTCTCTGCATCAGTAATACGTTGCAATTTTCTTTGTAATGTTCCCTGTCTTTTTATTTGTGTTTTATTTAAGTTAGCGATATTTGAAAGTGAGTTAAGTTCTGCCTCTACAGCGCCTTTCTCATTAATAAGCTTTTGTTTTTTATAGATATCATTTATTAGCTGATTTTTTTTACTCGACCATCGCTCTGCTTCTTTGATTTCAAGCTCTAATTTTTCAGCGGCGGGTGATGCGCTCCTTGCTCTATCTAAGCCAATGTTCGCTCTATCCAAACTTCCCTGAGCTTTATTCACAGATATCTGGTTCATTTCTTCTAGCCAGTCGGCGATGATTTTTCTAAACTCAGTGCGGTCATTGAGGATCTTGTCAAACTTATAGATACGCGGAAAATAACTTTGTGCTGTTGTAACTTTTACACCTTCCCTTAAGATGCCAAGTTCAATCATTCTGTCCTTGGTCATTTCAACAATTGGTCTGATGGCTTTTGCCGCATCCGCTATTTGCTGTATTTGATGTGTGTCACCATTTCTCATAGCATCACCAACCGCCTCGTTAAATTCAATGCGACTCAGTTTAGGATTGCCAGTTTGTGAAAGTGTCTTTTTATAATTTTTGTAATGATCACGCGTTGATTCAACCTGCTTATAAATGAGCGCCTCATACCCCCTGACTTTGGTCTCTACGGCAGTAAATGAGGCTATCCCCTCATCGTTCTTATTATACGTGAAGTTATTTTCAGTAAGCTGTTGATTTATCTGTCTTGCAGTGAGTGACGGGGATTGGGCAACACGTCCTACCGGGCTAACATTCATCGTTCGATTAACAAATGATGGCCCCTTTAACGTTTCTTGCTCTAATGTTGTATTCAGCACTTCCGCAGCGCCTACGCTACGATCACTAGGAGGAACTATAATAGGTGGCTGCTCGCCTGTTATGTCACTCATATCACGTCTAAATTTGCCGAGGATATCACCCCTGTTTTTTACTAGTTGTGCTGATGAACCAAGGATCCCCCCCAGCATGGCATCCAACGAAACGTTGATCATGCTTTCAGTCAGCGTTCTGGTTTCTTGCGTTGCCGATAATGCAAACTCTGACATAACACCCGCAGCTGTATTCGCTACTGCAAACTTACCTGCAGTCGCTGCTACCGAACCACCGCGAACCATTGCACCACCGGGTATTAGCATTGCAGCCGCATTGATAGGGTCAATAACCCCCATTGAGATACTTGCCACGATCCCTGCCCCACCTGACCCATACAATAATTGCTTATCTTGAATCTGCCTATCAATGCGGTGCTTTATTGCGTATGTTTCTTGTGGCGATTTTGATTCAATGAATGCATCGGCATAATCTTCATAGCCTGCCAACGTCCTTTCGTCATCGAATGGATTATAGCCTTCAACTTCGTCAAACTGCTCAAATGGCATTGTAGCGATAAAGCTACCAACAGAATTATCAATACGAAATGCTGCATCACGTAACCTTTTAACCCTTGGGCTGTCATTGAATGGGTTTAGTGCTTCACCCAGCGTCACATCACTTGATTCACCATATTGTGGATCAGGTTGCTTAATGGAACCAACATCAGCGCCCATCACATCACTTGGTTTCATTTCATAAATAGGCATTGAATTATTCCTCATCAATTGAATCAATTGAACGTTGCCTTGGGTCAGGCTCAACAGGCACGGATTTGGTAAAGAATAATCCACGCTCCAGCTTCATTGGCGGATTGTCTGGATCAACAAATTCGAAACCTTCTCTTTGTGCTCGGGCTTTTTCTACACTCTTACGTTTCTCTCTCATGATTTCGCGGTACATTGGTGATGATGATTGGTCAGGTTTAAAGCGTGAAGGCATACCGTTATCGCCGAGTAAAGAAGTAAAAATTGGAATTCCGTCGCTACCTGTTTGCTTCAACATAATCGCATAACTAAAATCACGACTGGTGATAACATCTGAAACAAGTACAAATTTTGCGTCTTTTGGCATTCCACCAAACACGTTAGATTCTATTTGTTTTCTTTCTTCTTCCCATTGCCCTAATACCCAACCTCCTGAATACACGGCCTCCGGTGCATATTTCATTACTTCGTCATCACCGTTGATCGATGTCACACCCCACGTTTTTCTTATCTGTGCATTAGTCATTTTTTTAGCAAGTTCGGCATCACCGCCTGTAGAAGAAAAATTGGTATCATAGAGCGTTTGATAATCTCGCATGTAGTCACGGTTATTAACACCAGGCTTTTTTATGTTCGGTGAAGAAAAAAAGTCATACCAAGGGAAAAGGTCGTTTATATTTCCTTGCGCAGCTTTCTCCCTCTCTTTACTGTATTTCTTATCGCGCATCTGTTCAGCGATAATCGCCTTGGTTCTATCGTTCTGCTCATAGGTTAGGTTGTATGCAATGTCTATGGCTTTTTCGCTATCCATGCCAGCTCTTATTAAATCATATATTTTTCCATAGTAAGCCATAGCATCAGTAGACAGGCCATTAATCGCAGACGGATTAGTATCAAATATCTGCCCGTACATTTTAGCCATTGGAATGACTAACTCCGGGTTTCTAGATGTTGAACCAGTCGCTAGTTTTGATTTAATTTGCGACGGGATGATTCCAGTGCGGCTAGATATTTCAGCTACTGCATTTAAACTATTTTCATCACGAATATTGAATGACGCCTCGATATTGTTAGTAAAATAGTTGTCTGCGGCGTCCTGATTGCTTTTGTCGTTAGGATCTAGTGGGAAGTTATTTTGTATGGATAACTGCAATCGATTAGCAGAAAATACCTTTTCTTGCGCCTTGATATTACTATCTACAAACTTACCGAATTTTTCCCAGCGTTGCATTTTACTTGCATAATTACTTTCAGATGGATCCGGCATAATGCTTGTTAATAACGAGCGCTGAGCCTGTGGAGTCATATCTTTAGCTGCTGAAATCAAAGAAGCATAGCGCTTCGCTTCTCGCATATCCGCTATCATTGCCGTGCCTTTGTCATAACCAAAAGCTGCAATGATAGTTTTCTCAGATGGCGCATTAGGTGCATCAAAGCCATTTTCCCACGCTGCGAAACTATCCGCCAAAGTTGTCCCTAATTTCTCCTGTTGCTGCTGCTGTCGTTCTTTATCCACCAGTGAAGCTTGTTTTAAATATTTAGCCTGATCTGAAGCATCCAAGGCATTGAAGGCAGCTGACCCTGTTAAGCGCTTAGAAGCTTGTGGAGAATCTGGTAAACTAGCAAGCCCAAGAGCTGAATGTATACCGTTAGAAATCACGTCATTAGAAATCTTACTAACTTCACTTTGACCGTTTTCTTTTATCATAATAGCCATTGATAAGCGCGTTAACGTATCTATGTCAGTGAGATCAAGAGCGATGTCCCGAGGCACGTTAAGATAATCAGATACGAATTTAATATAACCTTCTGTATCATTATTATCCTCAGGAGGAGCCCAGCGCTTGATTATTTGGGTTGGTGTAACAAATCCCTGTCTAGCGTATGATAATAAGTTTTTTCCTAAAGCTCTGATGCCGTGTTCCTGCGTCGCAAATTGAACAAAGCGACCATCGTGACCAAGCTGTCCGACCCAATTATTTGCATCTGAGAATTCAATGTTTCCGGGATTGTTGTTTCTAATACCGCGAACATTGCTTTTTGATTGAGCATACATTTTCTCTTGTTGATTATGTAAGCTTTCTGCGTATGCCGTCGCATCATCGGGATTATCAAAAATACCTAAATGCTTCCCAGTTTCTTCATATAGCGCAATGGCTTCATCATCAGATAACAGCTTGCCATCATCACTGACGGTTGGGATCAATACCTCGCCTTGTTCGGTACCAATTGAAATGGTTCTGACAGTGCTAATCGAACCGTCTTTATTTTTAACTGTTGGCCTGTTAAGTAAATTGATATTGCCCTGCTCAATCATTCCTTGCGTTGAACCAACCGAACCGCCGTAATACGTTGATGAACGACTGATACCACCATTATCTGACGGCTCTCCATTCTGCTGCATAAACTGCATATAATCAGAGCCTATCTGATTTTCAATGGCTCGCTTGGCTGTAGCTGTTTTAAATTCTTGTTTCTTGGCTAGGATCTGCTCATCACTCCAACCGTGAGAAAACCCAAACTCTTCTATTTGTTGGAATACTTGTTTGTTTGCTGAGATATATGCGTTGTTATCGCCATATAAACTAGCTGCTGACTCTGCATTAACAGATAGCGTTGCTTGAAATTGGTCTTGTTCGTAAGCTTTAATTTGCCCCATTTCATGCTTATTAGCCTGCGAGCTAAACTGCAATCTCATTTCTTTTGCTTGCTGCATAAACATTTCTTTAATCGCATCATCCTGCAATGAGCCCGCTATTTCGCCAGCCGCATTATCAAATGCTTGTTCAAATTCATACCCTTTACCAATAGCTTTCTTACCCTGCATGGCAAGCAAGCCATTCTGCGGATCGTTCATCAATTCATTGGCTTTCTGTCTAAGTTGCAGCGATGCATCTTGTGCAAGCGCAACATTAGCCCGCTGCTTTGCCTCTGCAAATAAGCCTGTGTATTGCTCTGCAACCTGACCTAAGCCAACACCAAACTGAATAGGGCTGGATTGAACATTAAGGCCATTATTTGGCAGCGGCGATGAGCTAACCTGTTGTTCTTTATACGTTGGTACAATTGGCATACATCACCCCTTAGAATACAAAACGGTTGGTACCGTTTTTCTTTGCAATATCGAATAAGTTGTTACTAGAACCGCCACTACTCGCAGCTTTCGAGGCACCGGAGAACGGATCCCATGTACCACCAGCCAATTGATATGCACCGTACGCTTTGATTGGAGCAGTTAATAGTGTTGTAGCAGCGCCAAAGTTACCCTCACGGCGTGCTATTTTTCCCTGTAGTCTGTCATTAGCTGCTTGCATACGTAGGCCGTACGCTTCACGACTTGCGTTATTAACCAGTGTTAAAGCATCTAGTTCACCCATTGCCGCAGTATCACCGAACATATCAAGCGCACCAGATGAACTTAAATCAAGCCCACTCGCTGACATTGTCGCTGCTTGTGAACCTGCTAATTGCCGTGTGCGTGAACGCTGTTTCTCAGCTTCTGCATTGCCACGATTAATAGCATCGTTTGCTGCTTGCTCGTTCTGACGTGCATTTTGGTTGGCTACATCGGCATTAAACTTGCCGGATTGATATTGGCTATATGCCTGCATACCTGCTGAGGCTAAAATGCCTGTCGCTAAAATTGCTGGACTGCACATTATTTCGCCCTCATTGTGAACTTATGAAATGGATAGTTAAGCGCGCCAATTGGCTGTGCATCTTCTATTTTGAACCCTAGCCAATGTAGCCACGCTTTAGCAATGTGATTGCGCTCATCAACGTAATTAAGTAGTTCAGGGTAGATTTGTAGCATTAAGCCAACGAATGGCTTACAGCGGCGTAGAAAGGCTTTCTGGTGCTTCTCTAAAATATCTGAACCAACTAACCAAGGAATACCAACACCGCCAATAATGGAAGCAGGCGACACACCAAAGATAGCTGCAACCTCACCATTGAAAATAGCGGCCCATGATTTTGTAGATAGGTTAATGCCTGAGGCTAAAACCTCCTCAGGCGTTGATAGGTTCAATGCATAGAATTCATCAATATCAGCTTGTCTAACATGCGGTATCAATGACTGTGCGTGCTCTAATGTTGCGGGTACGATTTGAACAATACTCTTTGCCATATTAGAAGCCCCCCACATCTAAGCGCGGTATTGCAGCGAGGATTGATAAAGGTAATGGATCTGACTGCCTGACATACACACGGCCGTTTTTGCTCCACTGCGCATCAAGGTTAATTTCTACTACGCCAGTAGCATCATCAACTGGGTTATCGTAAAACTCGAATTCACGCTGAGCATATTCATATAGCCGGTCTTTTTCGGTACCGGCCCATATACCACGACTTGAATTAACAATAAGGCTTGCCACTTTAACCAGTTTCTTTTTGTCGAGTAGCGTTTCTTGCCCGTTGATATGAATATCTAAGGTTTCCATATCGCTAACGTACGGTAGCCCTATGTGAACTACTACGGCTGGCTCTTCTAATGACACTGCGCCGCCAGATACTTTTTGCTGAGGTAATACGTTTGCATCGGCTAGAATGCTGGTGGTTTTACCTTCAATATGCTGTAAACCTTCAAAACGGAAACGCGCAAAGCCCCATTCGTTTAATGGCTTATCCTGCAATTGTTCCGGTACATCACGATTAGGAGTTATCCGCACCGTATGAATATTAATAAACTCGGTAATTTCACAGCGTAACGTTTTGTTTTCATCATTTTCAAAGTAAGGTAAGTGAATAGCATTACCGATATCACTATCTTTAAAAATGGCATTGCTGGCGGTTAAGGTAATATCTCCTTCATACGTCCAGTTATCGACTGTGGTTAAGTGAACAGTGCTAGACTCATCTTTATTTCTGCCGTCATAGCTTAGGCCTGAATCAACAAAGAAAGCGTCCTCTGTCTTGGTAAATAAGCGACTACTTAAGCGCTCTATATAACGCACAGTACCGTCACCAACTTTACGGCACACAATGAAGTAAACCGCATCTTCATTACCTTCACTGACGCTGCAGGTTGATTCAAATTTCCCGTCTGTTTCTTGTGGCGCCCAAGCAAATACTTGCTGCTCTCTGAGGTACGTCAATGAAAGTAATTTACCGTCGTCACGAATACACCAAGCGATTGAGTAAGGAACGATAGAAAACGCCCAATCAATAATCTGGTGGCGCTGAAAGAGATGATTAGCCATGATGGTTAAATCGGTGCCTTGGTACCCGTCAACGTCGAATGAATACGCGAGGTCACGCACTGCACTACCTTTTTCTTGGATGTACAAGGCAATATTGGCAACGGCAATTGGTGGAACATCACTACAGCCATTGGCACCTTGCGAGGAAAAAGAGAAACTACTAGGTGTTAATACTTTGTTTTGATCCCCAGTGATTTGATACTCACCGCCTGACGTTAAGGCCACCAGCGAACCCACATCAATTAAGTGACGAATTTCATTAACTTGGCGCCCTGCATAGGTGTAGATTATGCGGTCATCATCTTGTATAGGGTTATTCTTACCAAAGTCTTTATAGTCCCCGCTACGACTCGCCCAAATGGTTTGAGGATAAGCACGAGAGCCAGCAAAAAATAAGCGCTGCTGATAATACATAACGGTACTTGGGTAGCCGTCTACATCATTCCAAACCGAACGAGCCCACTTGTATGTAGCGTTTTCTTCACCAACGGCATTTGATGGAATGTATGAAACAACTTTACCAGTCGCCGTTAAACCGTCAGCACTGACTGAGTTAATTTTAACGATGCCGAAACCACTGTGAAGATACTCCCACTGAATACCCGCATCACCGCCCCATCCATCCCATGACATACCCTCTGTATGTGACGGCCTCAATGTTCCGCTTTTACCTGATGTGTTTGCTCTGTAGTAATTAGAACCGGCACGACGCTGATCATTAATGTTAGTCGTCTTGTCTGTTTCCCATACTGGCACAGCATCAATAGCTTGCTGTTCAATATAGATTTGCTTGCCGACCAATTCAGCACCAAAGATATTATGTGTTGCAGTCAGCGTTACATCACCAGTGCTGGCGCTAACATATAACTTTCGCTCTTTATCAGTGTTGATATCTTCGAATGGCCCATTACGCGTTTCAACGGGTACCAGCTTCCAATCGTCATGATCATAGCGCTGTAGTTCCATTGGTGGATAATCAGCATGTACGATGGTCATTACGTCTGCTGACTGTGTGAATTTTAAATTGAATAGGTCAGCTTCTTTGTATGGCGTTGCCAGTTCGAATATTTCGCCTTTGTGCTCACCGTCTGCATAAAGTACTTGCCCACCATCTTTAATCACACGCATGTACTTATCACCCATTTCAAGGGCGTAAGTTTGTACTGTGCTGAACTGGAACGGGATCAGGCGGCATTTCTTGTTATGATATTTTGCAGCAGCAATAAACTTAGTGCCTGGTCTATTTTCAATGCCTCCATATTGACGCACGATGAAATTAGAACACTTACGCAAAGCGGTTGAGTACTTCGCTAAATCGATGCGACCATAAAGGCTAGGTGCGATTTCGCCACCACTGAAACTCGGTTGAATGATACTATAGGCCATTACGATAACCTCGCTTCGGTGAATGGATCCATGTAGTCGTTAGGCTCCGATGATTCATCAAGAGAGTGGGCGCCAGCGTTAGCAATCATCATTGTGTACATCTGAAATGCTTCACTACCGATACCAGCATTAGAAGCCAATGGGCGAGCTAGCTCACCAGCTAAACGCCATGCAAGCGCATCTATGAATAATGAATCAAACATATTTACATCGGTGACTGACGCAGTGTATTGAAGCCACGCTTGCGGTTGATCGCAGTAAATCAGTTTTCCTGTGCCATCAGCATCTGAACCAACAAGAAAATTAATTGCATTATGTGGCTGAGGGTATTTCTGGCCAGATTGAATAATCGCTATTGCCTTTAAACAGTCGGTTGGGTAGCTGTAAGCAAACTTCCAGTCTGGCGGCGGGTTGTTTGTATCAGCCAAAGCAACGCGCTTGCTGGCAAAGTTCCACGGGAAATCAGAGAGCGTAGTATCGCGGCAATGATTGAAGTGTAGATTGCATTGCTCTGCTTCTTTGCTCTTTTCGCTTAGACTGTTAATGAATCGGCTATTACCAATACGACTAAGTGCCAAGTTACAGATTTCTATTTCTGAGGCCATTAGAGTTACTCCAAAAGAAAAAGGGGCTTTCGCCCCCTTTAGCATCGGGGGTTATACCCCAAGTTCTTTACGCTTTTCATCTATCGCAGTACGCATTTTATCTGCGCCCATGTTGTGATGAGGTGCTTTGCCAAATAGCTGTGTGTACTGTTCGCGCAAAGCTTCAAGGCTAGAATCAACCGTATCGCCTGAGCCACTAATAGCAGTATTGGTTACAACCTCACCATTATCACCACCAGCCCCATCAACCAAAGCGCTAGCATCAGGTTTAGCATCATCACCACCAATCAACTTTAAGTTGCTGCCAGCAATACCGCTGTATTCAACCTCTTCACCAACTTCAAGCAGACGACCCGCGATAAATGATTTTTTCAAAACTTTATATCGTGACATGTCACACCTTAATTAGTTACGGCGTTGTAGATAGGATGAGCATCAACGTTAAGTACGATACCCGCTGTAAACTTACCTGCAGTTAATGGCCCATCTGTGACAACGTAACGCAAACGCAGATACTTAATAACACCATGCGGAACGGTACCAACAATGCGCTTACCTGCATTTAAATCAGCAATAGGCATTTCAACGGATTGAAACAAAGCAACAGGCGTTGTAAACGCTTTGTCTTTTGATGTTTCCAGTACGATTTGTACTTTGGCTTCACCTGCTGCAGTAGCCTGCTCAGTAACCTGTGCAAACAATTGCAGCGGCTCACCGATACCGATATCACGGAAATCACCTTCTACTGGCGTTAAGTCAATGATACTGGTCGCAGTCGATGATACGGTCACTGCTTGGTCGAGAGAAAATAGTGTTTCTTTATCTAAAATCATGTTGCGAACTCCCAACAAAATTAAGTTAGCGGTACCCATTCAGGCACCGCACAATAGGCCAGCCTTACTTAGCAACCACCTGATCCTCAGTTGTGAGAATCGCATCGGTACGGCGCACAGGGATTTCGTCAAAAGAAACAACCTTTTTCCCTGCGACTTCTTGCATAGAAATATTGACGTTCTTTGAGTTTTTGATCTGTCGGCGCATCCAGCTACGTACCTGCTGATTGCAATAGAAAACAGGTTTACCCATAGATAGATTTGGGATTTTCTCAATCGCCTGAATCAATAAATCAGGCAAGTCGATAGCACCTGCAGCCTCTGGATCTTTGGTTAACTTAGACAGGTCAACGTTAGCGATACGAACCACATAACGCCAATCGCGCACAGTTAATCCATTTTCCCATTTGAAATGGGTGCGATAACCTTGATATTTACCGCCATTTTCATCATCCAGTGTGACTTCGCCTAAGTGCTGTTGTTCAAGCCCAGCCTTAGAACCTTTAGGGTAAATACCATGAATCGTATTTTGTCCCCACACCACTAACCAGATAGAGGTTAAATTGCTACCAGTGCCACCAGCATCAATAATGTTAACGGCGTTCTTAGCATTAAGATCATTAAAGCGAGCAGACAAGCCAGTAAAGCGCTGAGCGTGAATACTTGTATCACCGTAGAAAAGAGTTTCAGCCATTTGCTGGTTCATGGATTCAATGAATGCTTGCGCTTCTGACAATAAAAACTCACTAGTATTCCCATTTAAATCAGCCAGCTTTTTATCTACTTCTGAGTAGGTTTCCAGCATACCAATGGTATCTGTAACTTGCGCAGTTGTTGACTTGCTTGGTGGTACACCGTAGTTCAACAAACGCCAAGTTGCCGATGGTAAACCTGTGCGGACAGTTGTACGGTGCCCTGTAGGAAGGTTACCTTCTGCAAACACCATATCATCAAGGATTTCGTTAGACTGATTGAGCAGTTCAACGATCTTCGCTTGCTTGCTGTTTGGGTCTTGACGCTTAGCCCAGTCAGCCAATGTTAGAGCTTGAGGCATAATCTTCTCCTATACCTTATTTGCTATCACCAAAAAGAACATCCGCAGCACTGCGAGCGTTTTCACTGCTGCCACTAACAAAACCGTCCTCAGACATGGCCTTGCCAATTCTTGAAAAAATACGGAATAACTCAGGATGATTACCCAGTCCCGAGTCATTCAAATATTGCTTGAGCTCTGGCGTACCGAACTGATCCACAGCTTTTTGTGCGTTACCAATAGACTCAACGGAACCAAGTTCTTTATCTGCTTTTACCGTTTCTGCCCATTCGGTTACTTGCTTTTGCCATGCAGCCTCTTGCTGTTTAGCAATTTGCGGCATGATCGTAGAGCCGTACACATCAACAATCTTTTGCGCCTGCTCGTTGCTTAAACCAATTTCACGCGCGACTGGCTCAAACGCTGCTATAGCTTCTTTATCCAGTTCCTGACCTTCGCCTGCCGTAAACTCATACTTTTCAGGCGCAGCGCTTACAGGCTTCTTGTCATCACCTTTTGGTTCAGTATTGGCCTTATCATCAGTCTTACTAGGCTCTGTACCTGTAGGCGCAGGAGTATCACCATTTGCTGGCGCATCTTGTTTTTCTGGTGCTGGCTCTTGCGCTGTCGCACCGCCGCCACCTTCACCGCCATCAACTGGAACCTCATTACAAAGGCGACGAAGCAGTAAGCGTTGAAATAAATTCATTGATTGTTCTCCTGTTCTTTGGCTTCTTCTGTCATGAGTAGATATTGCTCAGCGCAGAACTCCATAACATCACTTAATAGCATCAACCCCTGATTACGAGCACCTTCGTTAAAAGCGGTAACATACGGGTCATTAGTAAATGAAATATCGAAAACACCACATGAGCTAGTGATCCTCCAAACAAAACGGCGACCAGCTTCTGTGCTCATTATTTGCTTGATATCCTCTACCTCACGCTCTCTTTTGAGTTTTTCTTTAAGCTCTAAATCAGCCTTTTCCTCTTCGGTGTAATCATCAAACCGTGTCATTGACCACCACCAGCAAGCGCAGCTAAGGCGCTGTTGTCATCCATTGATGTGTTACTAAGAGTCTGAGCGCCAGCCATAGCCTCTTGTGCCATTTGCATTTGTTGCATCTGCTGCTGTTGCTCTGCACGCTGCTGGCGAATAGCGGCTACTTGGTCATTGGATGAAACGATAGTTGGGGAAACGCCGATTGACTCAGCGTAGTTATCAATCATTTCGTCAGTGTTCAGCTTGTCGAGTGCTTCTGGTTTCATATTTGCCAGACCACCAACAAAGCCCACGAAACGCTCAATGCTGCTAACGCCAACTGATTTTTGCGCCTGAGCCATGACGGAAATGTATTCAACCTTAAGCTGCATACCTTGCATTTCTTCTGGAGGTACAGGTAACAAGTTTTTACGCGCCATGATTGCGAACGTACGATTAATTAACTTGTCGAGTAGTTCAGAATCTAAACGCTGTAAGACAGGCCCTAGCATGAGTAGCTTTTCTTCACGCATTTCAATTACTGCCTCAACGGGCATTGAGCGTGTATTTACAGACTGCATCATCATGAAAAGGTCAGAAAAATAGGCTTCTTTGATTTGATTGCGAGTATCACCAATATCAGCAATCAAGCCGTTAATGTCGGCTTGCACTTGGAATATCGGTTTAATCATCTGGTCAGCGCCAGCTATTGGAAGATAAGTTATTCCACCCGGTACCAGTGAAATGCGCTGATTCTTAATTGAGACAGGCGCTTGCATAGGTGGGTTGGTCACTTTATCAATCTGCTGTGCTTTGCGGCGTTGTAATAACTGCAATGCTTTAACGCTACCCAATGCAATCATACCGGGGCAAGAAGAGCCGTATACGTCCTCGCCGTTCACTTCCCAGCGTGGCGCCATAATAGGGAATTCATCAAAGCCAGATTCGCGTAGAACACGATCACTATCACCGCCTATTTCAAAGTAAACGGATTTAAACAGCTTGTTCTTAGCGTCCAGCTTGCCGCTGATACGGTTTAAATTTGGGTATACTGAATGAATGACTGTGACCCACTGGCTATAGTTGCTAGAATCCCACAAGCTTTTGACCTGCTCACTCACATTGTCTAAGCCGAACTCCATAACCAGTTGGCGCACTGTCATGCTGAATTCACGAAAACAGGTATCAACGGTTAAGTCAGGACCATTGGCAATGTAATAGCTACCAATAGGAAAAGGTACCGTACGAATAACGCGCTCGTTATCTTCCAGTACCGCTAATGCGCTGGTGGCAAAGGTGCCAATATCGGAATAAGTTTGCGGTAGTGACTGATAGATATTGGAACGGTTGAGCACTTCGTTCATGCGCTGCTCAACGACTTCAAGCCACATCTTTACAGGGCCATAATTCATCATGTCAGGGTCTGGTGTAGCCAAACGGAACCATTTACGGGCAGGGCTAGTTATCCCTGACATCATGCCACTTGATAAAGTACGCTCGGCCTTAGCCGCTTCTTGGTCGATGATTTTCGTATTACGTCTATCACCTCGATTAACTTCTGATGTGTTAAAACGGGTGCTACGAGGGCGTGTATACTCTGCAAGCTCTTTCCAGTGCGGCTCAAATGATTGGCGCTCATTCTTAAGCTGCGAGAGTTGTTTTAATAAATCCTGCTTTAAACTCATACCGCCCCCGTTAGGTTACTGACCGAGCAGCGTTTTACCGCTGGTTGATGCTGCATTGGTTGTACCCTGCGCACCCGTTAGCAATGTTGACTTACGACCGGCGGCAGCACGGCGGCGGCGTAGCTCTTCATCACGCGAACCTACTACAGCCTCGTCTTGTTCTTGTGGTGCTGCCTGAACTGGTGGAGGGGTTTTAATCTTTGGGGTACCACCTAGGATATTTCCGCACATATAACACCTCAAAAAAATAAACGATAATATACTTTATGATTTATTGTATATCTTATTTGACAAATATAAAACCAAGATATACATTTTGGTTATCGGTTGTTATTCAGATGTTCCTTTGCCCGTTATCAAGTGACTTTCCTTTGCTTATATTTTCGCCCTCGGTATGAGGGCTTTTTTTTTGCCTGTTAGTTAGGCATAAGGATCGTAATCAGCATCACTAACAACGTGACTGCCCTGACTAGATATAGAAATGTTGTGGCGTTCTTTTTTGGTGACTGGGTAAGCAAATGTTAACGCTAGCGCATCACCTTTACCCGGTGAGCGTCCAATGCGTTTTTTAATCTCTTCTTTTGGTTCAAGTACGACTTTACCATCAACTCTAACCTTATATTCAGCCACGGATAAATCATCGGCTGTTTCTTGGTCGTCAAGCGCGCCGCCTATTTTTAACCATGCCTTAGCACTGTTATACATCTCACCACGCTTATTTAGCATTTGCGGGTCTGTAGACGCACTACCGAATTGCACGAGCTGCCAATCACGCCCCCATCCAGTACCGATAGAGTAAATTCCCGTACCGTAGCCATAATCAATATGAACAGCATCAGCACCATATTGATCCTCAAAGTCAGCAATGCGCTTAGCCATAACCATGTCATCAGTAGTTTTGCTACCAGTCCATAGGCACTTGCTATGTAACCCTTGACGCAAATAAATTACGGCATCATCATCACCAGAGTATGCAGGGTCAACGCCTATGATAATTGGTGCATGTGATACTTCGGCTTGTGTTACTGTGCGCTTCATGGCGGCATCAGTTAAACCAGTTGGTATAAATTGGGTTTCAGATGTTGAAGGAAAAATACCGCGCACACGAACCTTAACAAAGTCGCTATCCTCCCCCCTGTCCTCAATCCATTTATCAATCTGCTCTTTGTTGGTACCTTCAACCGTACGGCTGTCAATCTGCTTGGTTTTCCAACGGTGCTTAAACTTACGAAAACACTCGCGGAAGCGGCCTGTATTACGTGTCGGGTTACCAAATGCTATCCAGATAATTTCTGTGTTTTCATCCGTCAAAGCACCCTCTGCTACTTCCCATACCAGATCCGCAATGTTTGAGGCTTCATCGAAAATTAGAATGATGCGCTTGCCTTGGTTATGTAGCCCTGCGAATGCCTCTGTATTGTTCTCTGACCACGGCACAGCATCAGCACGCCATGCGTTAGCGTGATTGGGGTCATTGGAATAGATAGCGGTTTTAGTGCAGGTAAACCAATCATTAGTGATAGATAAGCGCTGCCACTTCGCAATTTCTGGCCATGTTTTAGTGCGTAGCTGGTTTTCGGTGTTGGCGGTAACAACCACTTTGCAATCTTCGCATGTGTCCATTCCCCACTTGATAAGCATTGATATACAGGCGCTCTTCCCAATACCGTGGCCTGACGCCACAGATATCAATAGTGGCTGAAATCGTGTTTCAGGGTTGCGTAGATGAACCCCTATATCATTCAATGTATCAGCTTGCCATTGACGAGGCCCACTAGCGTTTTCAAGTTCAGTGCCAGCCTCACCCCAAGGAAATGCGTAGAGCGCATAGCTTAACGGGTCATGCGTAAACATGCCGATATCGTTAATTAGCTGCTCTTCTGGTGACATAGTATCAATCATGACTCACCGCCAGCGGCACGCTTACGGGCTGCGGCCAACTTATCAGCAAGGGAAATAGTTACATCGACCTGATAGCGCTCACGGAATGCGTTAACGTCAACGTGCTTACCAACCAGCTCTAATATCTTGACTTTGTCGAGTAGCTTAACTTTCTTGATTCGCGTGTCGCCGTCAATGTCAATGATATCGAACGCTGCAACGCTCTTGCGCCAAATAGGTGACCATTCGCTGATAGGTTTGACATCACCAGTATTAGTGAGAATATCCGCAATATCAGCATCCAGCATATTAACCAATCGCTCTAACACACTGTCAGCGTCTAGCTTCTTGCGCTTATTACGCTGCTGCATAAGCTGCGCGATACGGTCAATGATGCGAGGGTCTTTCATTAGTTGGGACGCACGCTTACAAGCGCTAACTTCGGCATAGCCTGCTGCTAGCGCTGCATTGGTTTGATTATCAGGGGCTTTGATATATTCCTGACAGAAGCGCTCCATTTGAGCGTTAAGCGGTGTAGGTTTTCTGGCTGGTGGCTTACGTGGTTTCTTTGTGGTCATAATCATCACCTCTACGGCTATTATGACTACTGAAAAGATAAACTTCAAATCTTATACGACCCACAAAATGATAATAAACAAAAGCGCGTCACACTTATTAGAATATCTAATTGAACAACCTGATACTCATGATTATATTAAATTTTGATATTTGGCTTAAATACATACATACCACTTATCAGAATTGAATTGTCGCACCTTTAAAGCCAACAAAAGGAAATAAAATGGCTAAATACTCTGTTGTAAATTACGCTGTAACGAGAAAAACAAGCGAGAATGGTTTTGATTATATTGAGCTAGAACTAGACTTACTTAACTCGTCAAGAAACCCCAAAAAAGTGGCATATACTCTACATGAAGATACAAGACACACCTTGGTTGCTATAGAAGATACACTCAATGACGGATTGAGCATTGCTAAATCAGAACATATCACAATTGAGATAAGTGAGTACCTTGAGAGAATGTATATTTTTGTTAAGCTACCAGTAACTCAAAACAATGAGCTGGTCAAGAAAGAGCAATATCAATATACCGCTCACAAAATTTAACCATGAATTAGGGCTATAAAAATAGCCCTATAATTTAATCTCATGCCACCCTTTAGTATTCCAGCACTCAGCGGCACCAGATAGGCAGCAATTAGCAACTGGTAGCTGCTCACCGCACTTACCACAGCAACGCTTTGATAGCTCAGCAATCTCACTCTTGAGCCGTGCATCATCGTTACGAATGAGCATTTGAATGTATTCCGATTCGTCGTACGGTTCGCGCCCTGGTCTACGCAATGCACAATTACGCTTAATCATTTCGTGTTCTTCGGCTTCAACCTGCCACTGAGGAGTAACCAAGCCAGCTTCACGCTGGCGTTTACGTTGCGCTGCTTTGCGCTCTGCTGGTGACTTAGCCATTAAATAACACCCCCACAGCTACAGCGAACACACACCAGAACGCAGCAAATACCAAGTAACGTTTAATCATGGTTATCCACCTCTGGCATTGGTTTTCTGAATATTAAGTTTTTCCTGATAAACGACGTACCAGCACTCCATGCGCGATATCGCTTATCAATTTCTTCATGCTTGTACACAGTACAGCCAAGCATGTTTTTATTGCGTTGCATGACCATATACTCAACAGTGTGCCCCATTTCATCAGCGCACCACCTTTCAAACTCTGTTGGATTAGTTCCTTTCATATTTACCTCGCGTGACATGTCACGATTGTTTGTTTAGTTGAATTAACGGAATATCGAAGCCAACGTGATTACCGCCCGTTAGCTGTTCAAATTCTGACTTAACTGCACTAATCACCTCACCTTCACTATCCATGAATGCCACAGGCTTTTGTTGAGTGAATGCAAGGTTTTCACGAACAACATCATCAAGGTAAGTACAGATTGCATACACTTCTTGAGATGAGATATTTTCAGGTGATACAGAGCCGTCAAGAATGTCGTAGCACAGCCTGATTGCGTCGATATCTGACATGGTTATTTACCGGTTGCTTTAGCTATTGCCAGTTCAGCTTGATAGAGTAAATCTTCTACCGAGAACGGCGATCCTTCATGCGGCTCAACGCCAGCTGTATAGAATTGATTTACCATACGCTGAACAACATGAAGTAAGTCATGTGCTGCATTCTCTACAGAGTTGTCTGACACCTCGCTATCAGCAATGCATGACTTAACAGATAAGATCTGACCGCTATTCAAAACGAACGTAAGCACACGAGGTTGATTAAATAAATGCTCTGCGACTGCACGCAAGGCATCACCTGTAATATCTTTTTTGACACCTAGCACCTTGCCAGTCTCATTACAGACACTTCCGTAAAAAATTTTATTGGTGATAGGTGCACACCAAACTCGTCTAGTTGCTGTTCTATTGCTCATAATTAATTACCTTATTCATTTCTAATTTAGTAATTTCAATCACTTATTTACCCACTGGTAATAAGTTCATGATTTGCTAATTATTCCGGTAACCTTACCGTTATCATTCCAGTGGTTCCCCACACCTTAGAAACTCGCCCATCCCAGATGCATGAATCATCGTCAAAGATGGCGTCCAGCAAGGCTTTCTCTAAGTTGTCCTTGTCTGGCTTTTGCTGGTGTGGCCTACCGTTCATTTCAGCCTGTTTTTTCTTGCTCCATGACTTAGGCATAGGCATAACAAAAATCACGTGGTAATCGCTCTCAGGCAGGTTAATACCCCTTGCTCTCACCTCATCACAGAACGCTCTGTAACGCATTACGGCTGGACGCTTCTGCCACTTGTCACGCTGAGTCATGCGCGGCTTAGGCACTGGCACAATTGGATATTCAATGATTTTCATTGCGCTAAGCCCCGCTTGATACGCTTCGCCCTAGGCTTCGCCAGTAACTCGTTAAACATGAGCTGTAAACGTGCTGGTTCACCTGTTTGGCGCCACGGCCCATACGTTGGCTCAATAACCTTGACTGGCTTCTCTACAGGCCTATGAGCCTGTTTTCTCACCATGTGTCTTTTGCTGCTGCTTGCCTGCAGCTTCAAGCCTTCTTCGTAGTTGTCATTCAGCTTGTAACCCAGCCAAGGCGACCCCTCGACAACTGCAGGTGAAATAACATTAAACTTTTCAAGTTGAATTACGGCGTGCTTTACCGCGCCATATGCAGCCTTAACGCCAGTGCTTTCAATGTGATTACGCATCCCTTTAATCGTCATGCTTTGACCGCATTTAAGTGCTTCTATGACTCGATTCTGAAATAACATAACCATTACCTCGAATTTGATTAACCCATACGGTTAATATAAACAATTTGTTTATCTTTTCAACCATAAAAAATCAGTAAGAATTGATTTTCTTACCACCCTTTAAAACGCTCTGTAACACTCTACATTTGATTTTCACCATAAACCTATGGGATTTATCATCCTACACATTAAAAACGCCTGTATGTTAATCCTGCTAACGATTTTGATAACCTTTGAATCTTATTGGGTCCGTTGTTTACCTTTTTCTATTAAATCCATCCAAGCAGGACGAGACTTTGATTTATCGGTAATTGTTAATGTTGGCTCTGGCACCTTTTCGCCCTTTCTAACTCGCTCAGTCCATTGTGATAGCATTTTGTCTAGTCGCTTCTCACATTCAACCTCAGTTAGCCTTAGGTCAATCATCTTCGTTCTGAGGTCTGTAAACATCCAATACTGAACCGGGTGTTTGAATGGGTACATTTCCGCGCTCTGATAATTATTACGCTTAGCGCAGTAGGTTAAAAAATCTCTAAGCTGTTCGTCAGGATCAAGCCCAAACGGATTATGCTTAGCCGCTTCACCAGATAACGCGACAATCACGTCTGATAACTCTGGTGGCCATGGATTGCCATTCATGCAGCGGTCTATACAGAATTTAAATAATCCGTCCAGTTGCTGGTCACTCAATGCGCTTAGCGCTTGCTTCCACATCAATGAAGGTTTCGGACCGTTCTTGTTGGTCCATTTGTCCCCATAAAGCTCTATCAGCTTCCTCCATAGCAGCAATAGCCTCGTCCCCGTATTCTTCTCTAACGCTTCTGTAGAACTCTTGCATTGATCTGGAGTGTCCTGAAAATTCTTTCTGCGACGAAACTCTGTTACTTGCCCCATTTTTCACCTCACCATTCTTAGAACGTTGATATTTAATACTCTTTGATAAAGCCATTTCCCATTGTTCATGAGTTTTAGCCTTACCCTCCGATTTCCAAAAAGTAACAAACTCAGCTAGCTCATGTGGCTGCATTGGCGATTTTAGGACAACCCCCCAGTACGCGGCCTTCTGAGCAAAATCAGGATCGGGCTGCCAATCGTGATACATGACAAATTTTTCGGTAGTTCCGTATCCACCAGCTGGAACCCGATTATTCAAAATTGAATTATTCGCATCAGGATTAGGCTGAAAATTTTCACCTTGCCCATTAGAGAGAGGAGCTTTTATATCTTCTTCCTCTTCCTCTCTCTCTGGTAACTGTTTTGGTAACGGTGTTTGCGTTACTTTATTTTTTTTCTTTTTTCTATGTTCTGCCACCCTTCTATTCGTAAGTGCCCGTTGTTTCGATGATTCTCCGTTATGTCTATCAAAATTAGGCAGGACTAACTTGCCTTTATCGTTCCTCATCCACCCAACAGAAATAAGTGCATCTGCAAAACCTGTAATAAATGTGATCCTATCTATTACGCTTTTTGTAACGCTACCTGCGTTACCATCTAATGTTTGCAAATCAGCCCAAGACCAAACTCTTATAAGCTTCCCAAGCACTGCATCTGGGTCTATACCCAATATCTCAGCTATTTGATAAATCTCTGGTTTATCAGGTGTTATTACTTCAACTTTGATCCAGCTACTAGCCATCTAACACCCCCTATTAACGGGCGCTTTCAATCAATTGCTTTAGAGCGGCTCTATATTCGATAGAACTTTCATAATTACATGTAACGCAAGCACCGTTACCAACGTAACGCTCAGCCACGTGACCGTTCTTACACCGCTTACCTGTGAAATAACGTAACTTACCAAGCGTTGCCGCTTCTTTTCTTGTGATGATTTCCATGTTTAAGCCTTATTTTGTTGTGTGACTATGTAAGAGATTATACGCCACAGAAAAAATAATCAACCATTTAAGCGTTATTGTTTATCCATCTAATCATAAAAAGACCGCTTTCGCGGCCTAGTGTGATTTACTTCATAAATTTGTCTGCTATTTGATCTAGCGTTAGCTCTATACCGAATGAGTTAAGAGCTTTTTGTAACCGCTTAGCTGTCTGTAATGACACGCTACGGCTGCAATAGCGTAGATGAATAGAAATATACTGAACGGTCAGGTTTGCGCTGTCTGCAAATTGCTGGCGCTCACGTTTAGATAGACCATTCCAGAATGTTTTGAAGTCTGTAAATGCCATATTAACCACCCAAAAAGATAAACATCAATCAAGATTTGAAATAATGATAAACAAATTGGGAATTTACCTCAAAGGTTAATTTGATATTTAATAGATAAACAGAATAAACAATATCGAACAAAATAAACGCAAGGGAAAAATACAGTGAAAAGCATTCAGGATATCAGAAGAGACAATCTTGTCTTTGTGATAGAAAAGCATTACGAAGGGAAACAGAAGAGCCTAGCGGCAGCGCTTGGTTGTGCTCCTAATGTTATTTCTCGTTATTTAATGTCCTCAGACATGAAAAGCCATCGTTCGCTTAGCGATCCTATTGCTAGAAAGATTGAGCACCTTACCAAGTTGCCTAAGTATTATATGGACAAAGATCACTTGAATGTGCCTGCTGAACAGATTGCAGATGAATTAGCACGACAGCCTACCGACATTGGTCGCATACTTGGCGATAACATCACTACATTTATGTTGATTGATGGCTTTAAATCACAAGCCCAGTTATCAGTTAAATCAGGCTTAGGCCAAGCCACTGTAAACCGCATTATCAAGAATGAGTCCAGTGCTACAGTTGATAGCGTTGCTGCAATTGCGGAAGCCTTAGGCCGTAAGCCATACGAATTACTCATGTCTAAAGATGATTCAGATATTCTTCACTACGATCATAAAAAATTTGCGGCATTGCCCGATAACGAAAAAGAAAAGATACAAGACTTTATTGAGTTCATCATTAGTAAAAACGAAAAATAAAACAAAGAATTACATTTATAGCCAGCCTCGAGCTGGCTTTTTTATTCACAGAAAAGATAAACACTTTGGTTATTTGTTTGTTTTTAACAGTTGACAACTGTCTTTTATTGTTTATCCTTTATCTCATATTAACCCACAAGGTTAACGCTCTTTAACAATACAGAATGGCTATCACACTCCTAAATTCTGTGAGCCGCAGAATGTCTTAGCTAACCCGTAGATTCGGAATGCAAGATTTGGACAGTGACAATATTAATCAATCTAGCTGTTTTAGCTGGATTTTTTTCACGCCACAAACATAAACAATTTGTTTATCTAAGGTGATTGGAATGATGTTTTTTATCGAAAATGGTTTTCATGTATTTATCGTACGTGGAAAAAGACAAGAGTTCAGAAACTTTAAAGATGGTATCGAGTGGGCTTTCATCACTTGGATAGCAATTCAAACCGACAAGGAATTTTCTAATGAGCAATCAAGAACAAGAGCAATTTGAACAACGCAAGCTAAGCAACATTGTTAGCGCAATCTTAATGGCTAATGACATTAACACGCCTGAAAATATTGATAAGCTAACTAATCACTTAAACAAAACAGCCACTAGCGAAGAATTTGAACCGTTCGAAAAAGTGGCTTTTGATTTAAGCATCACTACCACATCAACACCAAAGCTGATGCTTATGCATGATAATGACATTACCAATGCTTTTATCCATGTAATTAAAAATCCTGACATGTTTCGCTCAAACGCTGACCGCAAGCAGTATTTCAAGTCATTGCTATCACCTGAACCAGTAGATATTAGCGAACAGATGGATCCTGATGTGATTACTCACGCTAGTAAAGATAAACAAACTGGTAATGTCACGCCAGAAATTATTAAAGAATGCCCCGTAAATGAACCGCATTACTTTGAACCAGGGCGTTATACAGATATTTCAAATGATGCTTATCACTCATCAAATGGCATTAGCAGCACAATGCTTAAAGATGCCCGCATAAGCCTGATGTACTACGAACGTCGACACATCAGTAAAGTTATCCAGCGTGAACGTTCTGAAGCTTTAGACTTCGGTAGCTTGTTCCACACCTTAGTTTTAGAGCCTGAAAAGGTTGAAGATGAATTTAGCCTTCCGCCAGTTATCCCTGCAGAAGCACTGACCAATACTGAATCCATGAAGAAATGGATTGAAAAATACAATGCTAGCTTGCAGCCAGTAATGAGTAATGACGAACTAAAAGCTGAAATTGATGCATATAACGCTACCCTACCACAGCCATTACCGCTATCTGGTTCAGTAGAAGAAATTGGTGGACTGTATGCAAACTTACCTGATGAATTTAGAACGATACCTGAATCAGATAAGCATACCGCCGCCGCAATGAAAGCCTGCATCAAAACATTCAATAATACCTTACCTACACCCTTGAAAACATCTGGTGGCAGAATCGACCTGATTAGGGAATTGGAAATGATAAACCCTGAATTGGTGGAAACTGAACGCAATAAACCAGATCCACTGAATACATCAGGTAAGAAAGAGGACCTTATCGCCAGAATAAAAGGCGTTTCCCCTAACACTGTTTTCGCTGATGAGTTAATGCAAGCATGGCAATCGGATGAATCACGCATTCGCATTACAGGTGATCAGTACCGGTTAGGTAAAGCAATGCAGCAAGCTGTATTTAACCATCCAGAGGCTGGGAAGCTGGTAACTCATCCTAACCGTGCGGTTGAAGTTAGTTATTACGGTATCGACGATGATACAGGCTTAGAAGTTCGCGTACGTCCTGACTTAGAGATCCAGTATGACGAAAACCTAAGAGTTGGTTTTGACCTTAAATCAGCTTCATTAGGACGATATAAGCAGGATGCGATCACAGCAATGATACGCAAGGAAATCATTAACCGTGATTACCATGTCAGCGCTGCAATGTACTGCGATATCGCCATGCTAGACCAGTTCTTCTGGATATTCGTCAACAAAGACGAAAATTACCATTGGGTTGCAATCGTCGAAGCATCACCAGAACTGCTTGAACTTGGTCGCTTGGAGTACAAAAAGACGCTGCGCGATATCAATAACTCAATGAACACTGGTGTATGGCCTGCCCCAGTCACGGAAACACTCACTATTAATCTTACGGACTTTGAAACACGCAAATTAGAAGAACTTCAATTAGAAGAAGCTTAATCAATTCTAGCGCCCTGCTTACTGCGTGGCGCTTATCAATTTAGAGGTAATCATCATGTCAGAAGTCGCTTTAAGTAACCAACCGCAAACCAGTGTCATGAATAACATGTCACTTCTTTTTAATCCAGAAGCAATGAATTGTGTTATCCGTATTGCTGATTTAATGGCATCTGGTACCGCGACGGTACCTAAACATTTACAGGGAAAACCAGCCGATTGCTTGGCTATCACAATGCAAGCGTCTCGCTGGGGAATGGACCCATTTGTAGTAGGCCAAAAAACGCATTTAATTAACGGCACGCTAGGCTATGAAGCGCAGTTAGTCAATGCGGTGATCATCAGCTCAAACGTTGTTACAGGTCGCTTCCATTACGAATACGGCGGTGACTGGGAAAAAATTGCAGGCAAAAAAGAAAATCGTGACGAATCAGGCTTATATATTCGTGTTGGTGCAGTTCTCAGAGGTGAAACAGAAATTACGTACGGTGAACCAGTTTACTTAGCCGATGTTCAAACGCGTAACTCACCGCTATGGAAAACTATGCCTAAGCAACAAATTGCTTACTTAGCTGTTAAATACTGGTCTCGCCTGTATTGCCCAGAAGTGATCATGGGGGTTTATACGCCAGATGAACTTGAAGAGCGTACTATCAAAGATGTTACCCCACCAAAAGAGCGTGTAAGTCTTAATGAAATCACTCAGCAAAATGAGCCTGAACAGCATCACGAAGTCACCAGCGGTAACAGCGATGTAATTACTGGTGAAATTGTTGATGATGGTTTTAACCCTGAATTACTGCGCCAATCAATTACTGATGCTTCAACACTAGATGAAGTAAAAGAAATTCGATTACAGATTGATGAACTCAAATCATCACTCGGTACCGCACTTTTCACAGAATTGAAAAATAAAGCGGTTCAGGCTTATCACCGCATCGATGCAAATAACAGCCTCGAAGCACAAATTAATGGCCTGCCTGCTGGTGGCTCACCAGAAGCTAAAGCCGCATTCGAAAAGGTTGTTCAATTCCTTAATGCTAACAAACGCAAGCTTGGCGATGAGCTGTTCGATTCATTCAGCCTGACGCTGAACGACATGAAAGACGAATACCAGTAATAAACTTGATAGTGGGGTTCGCCCCACTTTAGGGGAAATTATGAATTTAGAAGAATTAGGCGCATTGGGGAAAGTTATTTCATCTTCCCAAGTGCAAAAAATAACGGGCCTTGGTCGCACAGTATTGGATAAGTTAAACGCTGAAGGTGTATTAACAAAAATTTACTTTAGCGACCGCAAATATGTTTACCGCCTTGATCAAGTCAATGCTTACGTCACCTCTTGCATGAATAACCCAACAAAAGCAAAAGGTGAATCCTCTGCTGATAAAGCCAGAAAAGCACTTGAAGCTAAAAAGGCTAAGCAATGACTATCAAACATCCAGTAATACGCTACCATGGTAGCAAGTTTCGCTTAGCGAAATGGGTGATTAGCCACTTCCCTGATCACCGTTGCTATGTTGAACCGTTCGGGGGTGCGGCTGGTGTTCTAATGCAAAAAGAACCTAGCTACGCTGAGGTGTATAACGATTTAGACAGTGAGGTAGTTAATTTATTTCAGGTGTTGCGTGATAAAGCAATGAATGAACAGCTACAACATGCTTGTTACTTAACGCCTTATTCCCGTGATGAATTCGAACTGGCCAGAATAAATATCAATGATCCTATTGAACGAGCTAGGCGAATGGTTATTCGTGCATGTATGGGTTTTGGTTCCGCGGCTTCATCAGGTGGAACATCAGGTTTTCGCTCTGATAGTAAGCGCAAGTATGCAACGGCTTCACATCTTTGGGCTAAATACCCTGAAAACCTAGCTGCTGTATGCAGTCGGTTGCAAGGTGTGATCATAGAAAACAAACCAGCAATTGAATTAATCAAGCAGCATGACAGCGTTGACACCTTGTTTTATGTAGATCCCCCCTATGTTCCATCAACCAGAGTAATGCGAAATCGTTATTACAATTTTGAACTCACCGCCGGGCAGCATCATGAATTACTGCAGGTACTTAAATCAGTATCTGGCATGGTTGCTATCAGTGGCTATGAATCAGAGTTGTACAACGATGAATTATCAAGCTGGCGAAAGGTAACAAAACAATCCCGTATTTCCGCAGGTCGTGGCACTGGAACCCGAACAGAATGCCTGTGGATGAATTACTAACCCTTCCCTATGTGATTTAACCAAAGGATATATTTGCAAGGATGCAAACAGGAGATAGATATGACTATTGAACAGTTACAAGAAGAAAACGCTAAGTTGAAACAGGCCATTACTGATATCTACCGCAACTGTGAAGAATGTGAATTTGATGGAAGCGGCACTTATTACGCAGTAGAACAAGACCACGTTAATGATGCGTATGAGTTAGTAGAACCAACGGAATAATTTAACTCGCAGGGATGCAATGAATAAAAAAGCCGCCACAGAGAGGACGGCAAGGGGACGTGTAGGAATGAAACTTATAATTTATCTGTGTATGCAGTTTAAGAATAGTTAAGGCATGGAATTTAGCAAGGAAGTAGATAAAAAAATGCCGACACAGGGAGGTCGGCGAAAATTGCACAGCTTGTTACTACTCTTTCGGGGTTAAGTGTAGAAGGTAAATAAGTGTTTGCCATGAAACGTTTTAATCCTAGCGATTAAATGGATGCAATGAATAAAAAAATGCCGACACAGGAAGCATCGGCGAGGACTACAAAAATAATTAGAAAGTTCAAATTAACTATAGGTCATAAATTAAAAACAATGATGAATTATTTTAATCATATCGATTAAATAGATGCAATAAGAGGATTGAATATGAAGGTTGAACAATCTCAAGTGAATAAACTGGTGATAACAGGCATAGAGCGTCACGATCCCATTCATGTTTACCTTGAGGATTATGGTGATAACAAAAATGGCAGAGTTACTATTAGCGAAAGTGGCGATTCATGGTCTTGTTTTTGGGGTTCAATGGGCAGCTCACTAGTTGAGTTTATTCATAGGATTAATAATCACTACTGGATAGGTAAGCTAGATTCTAATTTAAACTCTGAGATAGATGATGATAACGATGCAAATGCTGAATATGCTAAAAAGCAAGTTATCGAGCTGCGCAAAGATGATGAAATAGACCAATACGAAGCAAGGGAGTATTGGGATTTAATAGAATCATCCGATGATGTTAAGAGTGATTGTTGCAATTGTTATATAGGAAGTAAGTTGCTTAGTTTGTTTGGTGATGATGCTTGGTATAACGATTGGCCATCTACTCCAAACCCTAAATACCTCAGAATGGAATCACGCTTAAACGCTGTTCGCGAGGCATTAAAACAAATAAGTGTGAATTAAGGAGGAATTTTGACAGTGGATTAGTCACATGGATGTGAGTATGATTCCTGCTTTAAATAAGGGGGAGATATGAGCGATTTTATTACATTAATAAAAGATAACAAAGAAGCGGTAGGGTTTATCGTTGCTGTTAGTGGCGGAATAGGTTTCTTTCTCAATTATTTTTTAGCTCGCAAGAAGATAAAGGAAGATAAAAAAGCTCTTCGCCAGCAAATGATAACAAATAATATTGCTCCGATGAGGCAGGCTTGGATAAATGATGTTAGAAGTAAAGTTTCTGAATTTATACACGATTCACTTACTTTAAGGGTTGAGGTTCTTGCATATATATTGCATGCACAAAAAAAACAAGCCAATCCAAATAACTCCAGAATCAAGGGAGTATATTCTATTTTCAAAAATAAATTTTGGTTCTAGATACCTAGATGTATTACTCCCTTTTAATCTTCCAGAGGAAGATAGAAATGAGGAAATAGCAGAATCATTAAGAAAAAATATCATTGACATAAGATGGAATTTTGATGAAATATTTTCAAGTTTTGATAATGGTATATATGATAATCTTGAACCTTACCTTAATAAGGTATTAAGTCTATCTGATGAAGCAATAGAAAATTCCAAAAAATTATTACTTCAAGAATGGCGTGTAACAAAATCATTAAGTGAAATAGATGACAAATAGCAAGCTTTGTAATGATATAAATTAAAATACCACCCTGCACTAGCAGGGTTTTTTATACCTAAAATTCAGGAGGTAGATTGAAAAAATATGATCTTATTTATTGCGATCCCCCTTGGCAATACAGCAATAAAGTTTCTAACGGTGCCGCAAATAACCACTACCAAACCACCAGCCTTTTTGATTTAAAACACCTTCCAGTTCATACCATCGCCGCAGAAAACTCAGTCCTTGCCATGTGGTACACAGGAAATTTTGTGCAAGAAGCATTTGAGTTAGCTAAGGCATGGGGATTTACGGTTCGCACATCAAAAGCGTTCACATGGGTTAAATTCAATTCACTGGCTCATGAACGTTTCGATAAAGCGCTACAAAATGGCACTCTGTTTGATTGGCATGACATACTGGATCTACTCAATGCAGAAACCAAAATGAATGGTGGTAACTACACTAGGGCCAATAGCGAGGATGTATTAATCGCAACTCGCGGCAATGGCTTAGAGCGTATGAGCGCCAGTGTTAAACAGGTTGTGTTTAGTTGTTTAGGTGAACACAGCCAAAAGCCGTGGGAGGTTAAAAATAGGCTTGAGCAGTTATACGGTGATGTTAATCGCATAGAGTTATTTGCGCGTGACATGTCACAAGGTTGGGATGCTTGGGGTAATGAATGCCCGAATAACAGTATTGAACTTACTGGGCCGCAATTTATAACTAAGGAGGCCACCATTGATTGAATTCATTCTGATAGTGTACGCATGGATTGCAGGTTATGTTTTCTCTGTAATTGGTGCCGAAAACGATAGCCGCCCAGTAATTATTGAGCGGCTTTTTTATTCAGTATTCTGGCTGGTGGTTGGCGCATCGATGCTATCAACATTACTGGCCACAAAAGTTTTAGGCTCAGAAAAATAAACTTTTTAAATTTTACCCTTCTCTTTTTCTATCCAACCATCCACCATATTAGCCCACTGCTGTAACATATCGCGGCGCTGCTCTGCATACTCTGCTTTGTTATAAACAGCACGTACGCCTTTTTGTTCGTGGGCTAAACACTTCTCTATCCAGTCAGAATTGAAGCCAGCTTCATGTAGCAGTGTGCTGGCGGTTCTTCTCAAATCATGCACCGTCAACGGCTCAAAATTAATCCCCTTCGCATTTATACGCTTAACAACACCGTCAATTACATTATTTAACGCAGCATTAGAAAGCGGCTTGCTTATATCATATCGACCAGGAACTAAATAATTGCTACCCATTGCACAGGCCTTAAATCCGACTAGCATGTCATAGGCTTGCTCGGATAAATAGATTACGTGCGCCCTTCTTCTTTTCATTCTTGCCTTAGGTATGATCCAGCATCTCTCATCAAAATCAATTTCATCCCAAGTCGCTTTTATAAACTCACTTTTTCTAACTAAAGTTAATAGCACGAACTTAACGGCTAATTTAAGCGTTGGATAACAGCTATAATTTTCTAATTCATTAAAGAATATACCAACTTCTTTAGCTGTCATTGCCCTATCGCGTGCCTCAAAAGTAGCGATTGAAGAAGCTTTGATACTGCTAACTGGGTTTTCTATCTCATAACCACGATCAATAACGTAGTCGAACACAGAGCCAATAATTTCACGTATCTGCAAAGCGGTAGAGTTACCGCCACGTTCTTTAATCTTTTCACATAAGGCCCTAACCTTTTGCGTTGTGATTTCTTCTAGCTGTAGTTTACCCAGTGTTGGGTATAGATCCCTTTCGACAATAGCAGTCTTCATATCTAGCGTGCTGTCTGCGAACCGGGTTTCTGATAGATATTTGACGGTATAGTCTTTCAGGGTTAACCCTACTTTACGCTTTGTAATACCGTCTCGCTTCTGTGAAGCTGGTGATACGCCAGCGTTCAGCGTCTTTTTAGCATCGATTAGCATTTCTCTTGCTTCTGCAAGGGTAATACCGTCATCGCTGTAACGACCAAACGTTATTGTTTCTCTACGCCCGTTATAGCGGTAATCATATCTAAATGATATAGAACCAGTTTTTGTGACTGCAACATACAAACCGTCACGATCAGCTACCTTATATAGCTTGTCTTCTGGCTTTAAGCTCTTCAATTTTTTATCGGTTAACAC